GTGCCAACTACTGCTGTTGCGGGTGGTATTTGGATTGGAACTAACATTGACTATAAGGATAATACTGGAGTTCAAAAGGCTGTCGCTAACACAAACACAGTAAACACCTTTACTGCTAACCAGATTATTCAATGTACTACAACAAGTGCTGGTCTTAAGATTCTTAATCTTGGCACAGGCGATGCTATTTCGGTAGAAGACGAAAACTCTGATACAACAAAGTTTGTAGTAGACCAGTTTGGCAAAGTTGGAATTGGAACTGCACCATCTGCTACTGCGTGTCTAAAAGTTGATGCTAATGGCATTATGTTTAATGACGGCACAGTACAGCATACAGCATCAATCCAAGGTGATGAAGGACCAACTGGTCCTGCTGGTCCTGCTGGAGTCGATGCAACTGCGTGGGTATACAAGGGTGCTTACGACAACGGCTATACTTATACTGTAGGTGATTTTGTAGAACTTAATGGGTCATCTTATGTGATGATTTCTTTCATTGGTGCTGGTGGATACTCTCCTCCTTCTGGTGCTTGGCAGTTGGTTGCTTCAGTTGGAGCACAGGGTCCAACAGGCAATGATGGTTCGCAGGGTCAGCAGGGAAATGATGGTGGTACTTACCCCGATGTACAATGGGACAACATTCCATACATTCGTAGAAATAATGCTTGGGAACCTCTCTCTTCCTACGACCAGACAGGTGGCATTGGAGATGCTCCTAATGACGGCTATATGTATGCTCGCCAAAACGGTAATTGGGTTCAACTTCCTTAATCTATGACCTCCATAATTATCCTCCTCATTACCCACACAGCATTCCTTATTGCTGGCATTTGGATTGGCGTTAAAAACGCTGACTCCAAGACCATCAGCAAAGGCAAGGAACTTCTTATCGCCTTGAAGAAGGGGGACTAATGCCCATTGAGTATAAGAAAGATGGGGATATGGGCTTTACTGGCTTAAACAGCCGAGACAACCCATCCCATCTTCAGCAGGGTACTGTTACTCAGTCCCAGAACTTTCGTCTAGACAGAGGTGTAGCGACAGTTCGTAAAGGCATTAAGCGTCTTACCCTTGGCGATATCATTGGCAAGACCGTGTATGGTTGTGGCTCTTACCTAGATAATACAGGACAGGAAGTCATTGTAATCATTACAGGCTCTGTAATTAGTTCTGTTTTTACCAATGAGTTGTGGACATACAACCCACAGACCTCTGGCATTACTGGTCCGATTTCTTTTGCTGGAGAAACTATTACGACAAGCGATGGTTGCGAAATTTGTTATGCGATGGAGAAGGTCTTCATTACAAGAGGTCACAATAAGAGACCCTTGATTTGGGACTTGGCTAACTCTATTACTCCATTTGGTACATATGACCCACTTATTGTTGCTCCAGCAACTCAGCCAGATGGCTACCAGTTCCCTAACTGTAACGGACTTCTCTATTACGCCAACAGACTAATTGCTACAGGTCAGCATTATCTAAGCGAAGGAAGGTCTAACTATGCCGTATGTGTTGCTAACTACCTAGAACACTTGAGTTGGGATGCGGTTGACGAGTTTCTATTTAACCAAGGTGGCAATGATGAGGTAGTGGCTATTACTCCTTGGACTCTTAACGAGTTCCTTGTCTTCCTTAGAAACAGCATCTTTTATGTAAACATTGGTCTTGGGAGATACTCTACTGGAGACGGTCTTTCTACCACATCTTTCATTAAGTCTCTTGTTACTGACACAGGTTGTCTCGCAAAGAGGACCGTAGTCCAAGCCAATGGTGGCATCCTATTCTTGTCCGACAATGGTGTGTACTTCCTACAGCCTCAAAACAACTCGTCCAATGACTCTGTTAGGCTTCTGACTGTTGCTGAACCTCTGTCTGCACAGATTAACGATGTCATCCAGACTATCAATAAGGTTACTGCACACAGGTCTGTTGCTATTTACTTTAACAATAGATACTACCTTGCCGTACCAATTGGTACATCTGAAACAAACAACTGCGTTCTTGTTTACAACTTCATCCTAAAAGGGTGGGAGTCCGTTGATACTTACCCTGCTGGGTTTGATGTGTTTAACTTTATTGTATGCAAGCGTAACAACGAAAAGAGGGTGTTTATTGTAGATACAAATCAAGGCATCTTTTTGATGGATGAATTGAATTACGATGAGTATCAAGACTGGGCTATTGGAGACCCCAACCAAGGTACACCTATTCTTCCGTTCGCCTGTGGCAATGGACTGAGTGCTTTGCTTGATGAAAGTTCTTTCCCTAAGAACAAAATTACAGGAGTTCTCCAGACAAGACGCTATAACTTTGAAAGCCTTGGACAAAAGAGGTTTAGCACAGTTGAAGTTGAGATTGTCTCTGAAGGCTCAAGTAGCGTTACTACAGAGGCTGTAGTTACAAACCCAGACTCACTTACTGTTATTGAGGCTTTTTCATATCCAACTACTGAAGATTCTATGCGTAGAAATCCTATCAGAAAGAATGGTTCTGGCATTCAATTAAAATTTACATCTGATAACGACAGACCCACAATCCGTTCTAGTTTTGTGTACGCATCTGTCTGGACTCAGAACAACATTAGCAAAAAATAACTTATGGCACAAATTAAACGAGGAGACACATTTGTTGACGGTCAACAGGTAACTGGTGACAGACTCAACAATCACATTAACAACGCTAGTCTTGATGACGATGCAATCATTGGACAGACCGCCCTTACCGTAAACACGGTAGCAGTAGGTGACTCGTTCTTGATTCACGATTTGTCTGCTACATCTCCTCCTACTAAACTTAGGAAGATTACGGCTACAGGCTTTCTTAACAGTCCGCTTACCTGTTCGTTTAATCTAGCAGGACAGGCTCTTAAGGATATCACCCTTGCTCCTAATGCTGGAACTGTTGTTACTCTTAAGACGATTACTCCTACAACGGTTGGAGAAATTACAACCGTAAAAATCGTGTCTGCTGGACACGGTCTTCTTGTTGGTCAAGTTATCACGGTTACTGCTGGTCCTACTGACTTCAATGGAACTTGGGAAATCTCTTCTGTTACACCAGATGAACTTAACTATGTTCTGTTTGCTAAGTCTATTCAAGCGTCTGGAACTTGTTCGTATGTTAAGGCTCCTAGTGTGCTTTCTGTTGGGCATATTTCTATTACAGGCGGTCTTTATTCAGATGGAATCAACAAGTTTAACGGTGCTACACAATGTATGGGTAATCTTGTTACTGAGTCTGCCCTTACTGCCAAGGGTGTCTGTAATTTTACAGGTACTGTACAGTTCAAGGGTACTCCAATTTTTGGTCTATACTCTAAAGTAACTACTCCTCTTTCCACCGTTACTCTGTTTGGAACGGACAGCGTTTATCGATTTTCGGCTTGGACTAATAACTGGATGAACTTTGGTAAAGTTACTTATACTGAAGATTTTGTTGTTCCCGATGAAGAGACTTGGGAGGTAACTCTTGTTTCTTCGTTGTATAATAACATTGCTCCGGGGGCTGGCAATTATGGTTATGGTTGTCAATTAATTTCTAGTGTAAATAGTGTTACTACAACTACTACAGTTGGAGACACATATAGCATTGGACTTAATAGATACACTAGTACTCCGTATATCTATAACATTATTCTTCCTGCTGGCACTCACACTATCAGAATGGTTGCCTGTCATTTTGCTGGAGTAAATACCGCTGGCTCTGAACTTAACTGTAGTACTACGACCAGTCCTTCTCACAAAACCGTAAGCAAGTTCAAGACTGCTTGATGACAGAAGAAGACTTCCAGAGCACTTGTAGATTTGTCTACGAGAACAAAGACAACGGCAAACGCCCTGTCTTTCAGTTAGACTATCTTGATGACTGGCTGAAGTGGGCGATGGAAAAAGAATGGATGTTTATCAATAAGGTAAACGATGAGGTCAACGGAGTTGTAATCATCTACCCAATTGGCAGGTGGGTAGACACTCCGACTCTTGAAGATGTATTCAGATGTTCTGGAAACACTTATATTGACAACGACTACTTCATTATGGACGCTTTGGTTGACAATGAAGAGGCTAGGGCTAACATTTGCCGTCAAATCGACAGTAGATTCCCAGAGATTAGAGGGGATGAGAACAGCCAAATCTTTTCACAACGAGGAGACATTGTGCAGAAACTCAAAAAAGAACTAATCATAAATTTAACAAATAACTAATATGGGTTCAACAAAAGTACAGGCTCCACCGCCTAGAGATTATTACAAGGAATCGGTTGATACGATTCGTGCTCAAGTAGATATGGCTCCCATCATTATGGATGCGGAGCGTAGGATTGTTCCGCAGATGCAAGCAATGCAGATGGAGCAGATGCTTGGTCAGTCCAAGAATCTTCTGTCTTTCTATGGGCAGGTGATGGACCCGTTTTCTAAGTTGGCTGGGC